GTATCTATCCAAGTTTGATGTTTAGAAACAACATTTGCTTTTGCAGTTCGCCATGCCATAAAAGTTTTATATTCATCTTCAATTGTGGTTTGAAATAAATTATCTTTTTCTTCTTCTAAAAAATCTTCTAAGTCTTTGGTTAATTTATTAAAATCTATTTTATATTTGTAACTTAAAAAATTTAGAAATTGATTATATTTTTCTAATGATTTTTTAAATTCAAACCGTTTTAGAAACTTCTCAAAATAAAATAACTCTTTATTTTTTATAATATCTTCAGGAGAAATAAAACTTAAACAAACAAATTTTTGACCAGCTATAGGTGTATCTTCATCCAGTAAATCAATATGTTTATTAGTGTTTGGTTTTTTTGTCTCTTTTACTTTATTTTTTTTTGAAGACATAATTATATAATATTTAAAACATATTATTTTAAGTATTTATTTAAAATAAATTTAATTTAGTAATATTTTTTATAAATCTTAAATTTTTTTTATATATTATTATTATAAATAAAATGAATGTTAATATGAGTGAATTGGTAAAAAGAGCTATTAAATATTTAGTTGAAGGTCTAATGGTTGCAATTGTTGCTTTTGTTATTCCACAAAAACCACTTAAATTTGATGAAATTGCTATTATAGCGCTAATGGCGGCTGCTACATTCTCTATTTTAGACACATTTGTACCTTCTATGGGTGTAAGTGCTCGTACTGGTGCTGGATTTGGTATAGGTGCTAATTTAGTAGGCTTTCCTCGTTTAGGTTAAATTAAAATTTAAATTATAATTAAATTTTATTAAATAAAATTTAATTATATATATTTGATAACATTTACTGTTTTTTGGTTTTAAATAATTTTTTTATTTTCTCTTGTTTTTAGTTTTAGTTTTAGTTTTAATTTTAGTTTTAGTTTTAGTTTTAATTTTAGTTTTTTTCTTATCAAATTTTTCTCTTGGAATATATCTAAAAAAATTCATATTATATAATTTTGATTTTTTATCTGATTTTACTTTTTCATAAATTTTTGATTTTTCTTCTCTTATATCTTCTAAAGTTTTTTGTTTTCCATAACATTGCACTGTAAACCGTTTTAAAAGTCCTCTTTGTTGTAAACGATTTTTTAGTTGAACTTTAAATAAATATTCGGCCATGCAAAGTAATCTATTAACATCAAAGTATTTTCTATTTGAATAAATAAAAATTAAATAAAAAGTTAATATGGTATCAATAGAAGCTACTTTTATTTTACTTTTATTAATAGTAATAACATTATAACTATGACATGCAGTAGCTTTGTATATAAATGCTATAACATCATTATTAACTATTATTTCATAATGTGTGTCAATATATTCACCTATTTGATTTTTTTTATTAATTTTAATATTTTTAAATCCGTTATAATTTAGTTGTTCTTTTAAAATAACAGCTGTTGTATAAGGATCAGTCGATAAAATATCAAAATCTGGTATACTATCAATTTGTTTTTTTTCATGATATGGCATATATTTACCATATAAACTACAAGCATACCCACCAAAAAAAACTACTCCTTGATTTATGAAACATTTTTTAGCAATATCATATACAGTTAATTGTTCTTGATGATCGCCCTCATATTTTCTTTGAAATGATAAATTTTGACAGTTTTTTCCTTTTAAAGGATAGTTATTATTTAGTAAAATTAATCTTTTTAAAATTTTTTCCCATCTAGAAACATCACCCATTGGTCTAGATAATTCTAAATACATTGCCATTCTCAAAAAATTGGGTGGACAGTAATTAATTGCATTAATCTTAATTGAATTTTTAATTAATTGATCAAAAATTTTTTTATCTAAAAAAGTAATATCAGCTATTGGTATAAAATTTACATAAACTTTATATGTTCCTGTGTGTATACCAGATTTTGCTTCTACTTCTTGATAACCTGCTTTATAATAAATATTTGCTAATTTTTCAGCATATTCCATAGCATAAGGTGTAAAAAAATCATAATCAGGTATTTCTATTGATTTATTGTAAAATCTATCTTGTTCAGGTAATATATTATTGACAGCAGTTCCTCCGTAACATATAGTTTTATGACTTCTTAAAAAATTTTCTAAAATTTCTATAATATTTTTAATATTATCTGATTGTACTAATTTTTTTCCCATAATATATGTGGCATTATCAATTGCATTTCTTAAAATCTTAATTTCTTTCTCATTTAATGATTCATTATTCATATTATATATATATATATATCACAATAATAAATAATTATTCAATTATTTATTATTAATAAAAAAATAAATTTAAATTTTTATTAATCATCAGGTACATTAGTTACATTCGTAATACATAATCCACCGCTTATTCCAATAAATAAATCATCATTTTCTCCTACTTGATTGTTTGCACACCAACCTGGATTATTTTCACCATTACACACAGTCCAAGTACCAGGCATGTTATTAGAACAATCATCTTGATTAGTTATTTCATAAAAAGTACATACATCAATACCAGCTCTACTCTTAATACAACTAGCATTTAATACACCGTAATCTTTACCGTGTTCTTGACATCTTCTAAGACTCTCTGTTGTACATGTTTGTTGCATTTGAGATGCAAGTTCAGCCATTTGTTCTCCAGTTAATCCAGCAATTAAATCACTGCCTGTTCCTGGGGTAAATGAAACAGATGGTTGAATTTCATGAGGTGGTAATAGATCGCGTCTTAGGTCTGGATTTTTTAATACAAATGAATATCGACTTCCTATTTCTTTAAAATAATTATTATAAGACATTAAATTAGTATCCATGTTTTGAAATTTCATACAAATAGCTTGACACCCATTATTTATAGGTAATAACATATCATAGTTATTTAAATCATTTGATATATTAGGAAGTATAATTATGTAAGATCTTTGGGCTTTATCAATTAAAAGTTCATTTTGATCTCCTTGATTGCGTAATTCATCATATCTATACAAAGTACAATTATTTCCACCTGATTTTAAATTTATAAATTTATATAATTTTGAATTATTAAATATATTATTACTTGGATTAGCATTAGCTATTATAATAAATTTTCTAGATAAATTTTTAATAGGTTCAATTAATAAATTTTCTTCTGTTGAATTTTCAAATAAATAACTGTCTACTTCTTGTGGGTTTAAATTTAATTTTTTTTCAATTAAATCAGCAACTTTATTTAATACATTTACATTTTCAGTCATAAATCTTAAATGTATTATCATTGGATCATTTGCACAATATGTATCTTCGGGATTAAAACTCATTAAATTCAATGTCTCAAAAACCTCATCTACAGTTAAGAAATTATACATTTCTTTAATATTATTATCATTAGCAGTAGATGCTGCTATAATAGGTGTATTATTATATGAATAAATTTCAAAATCTAAAAATCTAGCTCCTGCAATAATACATTTTTCTAAAGCACATAAATTAACAAAATTATTTTTATATCCATCACCACAACATGAATTATAAGATGATTTAACATAATAATTTCTAAATATAGAGGCATATTTATCATCAAAATCCTCTAATGCATCACCTTTAACATTCTTAGCTGATCTCATAAATGAATAATTTATTTGACCAGTTTTTGGATAAAGTATATTTAATCTATCACAAGCAGAATTTTTTAAACTTAATATACTATATATCCAAGAAAAAAGAGCAAATAAAATGAAAGCAACTATTAAAATAGTTAAATAATAATAATATTGAGGTTTTATATTTTGTAATCTATTTATAAAATTTCTAGCAGTTTCGGTCATTCTTTCACGGGCTCCCATATTAACTTTGTATATTTATATTATTATAATTTTAATAATTTTAATAAATTAAATAAATTAAATAAAATTAATAAATTAGATAAAATTAATAATTATTATTAAAATTATATTAATAATAATTATTAATATATAATAAATGGCAGGAGGATTATTAAATTTAATAGCTTAAGGAAATCAAAATATAATTATGCATGGTAACCCAACAAAAAGTTTTTTTAAAACAAAATATGTTAAATATACAAATTTTGGCTTACAAAAATTTAGAATAGATCAATTTGGTCAAACAAATTTAAGTCTTTCAAAACCATCTAATTATACATTCAAAATTTCAAGATATGGTGATTTATTAATGGATACTTATTTAGTTTTTACTTTACCAAAAATTTGGAGTCCTATTTTAAAATATAATGATACAGAATACAGACCATATCAGTTTAAATGGATAAAAAATATTGGTACAGAAATAATTAAAGAAATAACTTTTACAATAGGTGGACATATAATACAAAAATTTTCAGGATCATTTTTAAAAAATATTGTAGAGAGAGACTTTTATTCAAAAAAAGAGAGTTTTAATATTATGATAGGTAATCACAATGATTTAATTGATCCTGCTAATTTTTCAAACAGAGATAATAACTACCCTAATGCTTTTAGAAATGAGGATAATGATACTTCTGGGTGTGAACCATCAATACCAGAAACACAAATTTATGTACCAATTAATACTTGGTACAATTTTTTATCAACAACTGCTTTACCATTAATTTGTTTACAATATGCAGAGTTAGAAATTAATTTTACATTAAGACCAATTGAAGAATTATTTGTGATTAAAGATGTCGCATATGATACTAATCAAAATCAAGTTACGTGTTATGAAAATATACCATATATACAACCTAAACAATCTCAAAATGAATTATATGGATTCTATAGATTTATAAATGAACCACCAGTGAGAGATATTTCAATAAATTTTCAATATAAAGATACTAGAATGTCTAGTAATTTTGATGTTCATTTAATGACTACTCAGTGTTTTTTAGATAATGAAGAAAGAAGTTTATTTGCAGAAAATAGTCAAGAATATTTAATTAGAGAAGTACATGAATATGATTTTGAAAAAATTAATAAATCAAATAAAATTAAATTAGAGTCTTACGGATTAGTTTCAAATTGGATGTGGTACTTTCAGCGAAATGATGTATTTAAAAGAAATGAATGGTCTAATTATTCAAATTGGCCATATGAAGATAAAATACCTAATGATTTAATAAAATTAAAAAATCTATCAGATCAAGATATTTTATATCCATTATCTACAACTTCTGTTTATCAAGATGTTTCAAAAAATATTTATATTACAGGGTCAGAAATAGATGATTTTTCACAAAAAAATTTTAGAGATATTCTTATGAATTTTGCTATAATTTGTGATGGAAAATATCGTGAAAATAGTATGCCATCAGGTGTATATGATAAAATTGAAAAATATTCACGTACAATGGGATCTTCTAAAAATGGATTATATTTTTATAATTTTTGTTTAACAACAGATCCTTTAGTTTATCAACCAAATGGTGTATTTAATACAAATAAATTTAAAAATATAGAGTTTGAATATAATTTGACAGACAATCCTCCTTTTGATTTATCTAATGTTAATTTTTCAGTTATTTGTGATCCAGATTCAGGAGAAGTAATAGCAACGAGCAAAGAACCAACATCTATTTATAGATATAATTATAATTTACATATTTATGAAGAAAGATATAATATTTTAAAATTTCAGTCAGGAACTGCCTCATTAGTTTATAGTAGGTAAATTTTTGTAATATTTATTTTCACATTAAATATTAGTAATATTTAATGTCATCTGTTTTTTTGAATTGTTTTAATTTATTTTTGAGAGAAGAGCGTTATACAAATAAATTTTGTGATTTTTGTAATAAAAGAATAATATTGAATGATGAAAATGATTATTATTTTCAAATTTTTGGTTTAGGTAAACGTGATAAAAAATTTATTTGTTATAAGTGCTTTAAAGATAAATCTAAATCAAAATAATTTAGGATTATTAAATAATAATATTATATTATTTTTATAATATAATACTGTTAGATGAAGGAAACAATAATTAAATTTGAAAAAGGACCATCTGGTAAAAAATATACAGCATTTATAAAAAATAAAACTACTAAAAAAGTGCGTAAAATTCATTTTGGTGCATCAGATTATGAACAATATTGTGATTCTACTCCATTAAAATTATATAAAAATAAAAACCATTTTACTTTAAAACGCAGGCAAAATTATTTTAATCGTCATTCAGGTAAAAAAACTAAAAATGCAGCAATTAAATTAGAAAAAAAAAAATCTAGTGGTTATTATACAGCAAAAATATTGAGCCATCAATATTTATGGTAAAAATAAATTCAAAATAATTATTAATAAAAATAAATAATATAAATCTTTTTTGATAAATATTTTATAATATTCATCAAAATGGCATTAACCAATTTAGATAAAGACAATTTAACTCGTTTATTCTCTATGATAAATTTAGATGATTGTAATAATCATATTGATATAAAATCTAATTATTCAGCGTACTGTAAATTACAATTAATTCAAAAACAAATGGATTTTTTAAAACAAGAAGCTAATAGTATTATATCAAATTACAATTTAAATAGTGAAATAAATCAAATAAAATCTAATTTTAAAAAAACACCTGGAAATTATTACTATTTATATCAAACAAATAATCAAAAAACCATTTCTTTAATTGCCCCTCATGAATGGACAAATTATGATAGTTTTATAGCAAAAGTTTTTCTTGATTATGATTTTAATTATTATATTATATCTTAGTTTTAGGAACTCTCCGTGTACCATATTTATTTTTTTGTCTTGAACTTTTAGCTAAACTTAAAGCTTTAGAATTTTTACTACATCCTTCTAATAAGATATTATAATCTACTGCAGCTGCTTTTCCCCCTGAAATTGAACTAGCTAGTCGCGCAACACCCCAACTATGCGCAGTTTGGTTGGGTCTAGAACCAGATGAATAATATGCACCCTGACCTTTTTTAATAATTTGATTTAATGCTTTTTTACTACATCCAGTTTTTTTTGATAATTCATTATTAACAGCTAACGTTTTAATTTTGTAAATACGCTCTGCATTAATAATATGTTGTGATCGTTTACTAGTAAATGATTTAATAGGTTTTCTATGTTGATATTTGCCTTTTTTATACGCAGCTCTAGATTTTTTTAGCTGTTGTGCTTGTTGTTTTTTATCGCGTTTAGTTAAACGTTTGGGTAAGTATTTTATAGGAACATTCATTAATATACTAAAATATAAAATATTAAATATTAAATATTTTATATTTATTTTTTACAATATTTATATGGAGCACATGAAGATCTCATAGTAAATCCTTTTATTTTTTTCATGCAACGTTTTTTTGTAAACCGTCTAGGTAACTTAAATGTTTTTCCATCTTTGCGACGACAAATTTTCATTTTTTTATTAGTTTTACAACAATCTCTCATTTTATTTATATAAATAATTTTTTTATTAAATTAATTAAAAATCATTTTTTTTCTCTCTTTAAATGTAGATTTTTTTGTTCTTGTTTTTAAAAATTTAAAATAACGATTGGCTAAATCATATCTGGCCTTTACATTTTTAGCCTTTTTATACAGAGTTTTTTTATGCTTTAACATAGCTTGCATACGAACTTTCATTATCATACCAACTTGCCATATTCTTTTATGTGGATATTTTTTTGTTTTATATAATCTTTCTAATTTTTTAATTGTATTTTTAATGTCATCACAAGTAGTATATTTTATTGTAATAGTATCTTCAGGATTTTTATCAATATAAACATCAAAGCTCAATTTGGGATTGTCAGGGTTATATAAAAATCGTTGTTTTTTTGTTTTAGATTTACCTGTACCTCCACAAATTTTTTTTGTAGAACCTAAACCATATTTTTTATCTATATATTTCATGTCTTGTGTTAAATTTTTACATCCTTTCTTATCTTTATTTTTTCTATATAATCGTAATACATTAAATCTTGCTTTTTTCATCTTTGCAGCATGTCGTTTTGCTTTTTGTGTTCGATTTTGTTTTTGATTTATTCCCTCATCAATAGCTAAACGTCTCTTGTTTGGTGGATCATATAATTTATAATGATGTCGTTTAGTTTTTTTTTCTATTTCTCTCAATTTAGGTAAAAGATTGCCTCCTTTTTGTTTTTTTTTATTTTTTTTTGTTATTATTTTTTTTTTTTTTGGTCTTATTTTTTTTGTTGTAGCCGATATTACCACTTTTGGTGC